CCAGACCGCGGACAGTTGCAGCGCGTCAGCAATGGTGCTGCCAACGGCAACCAGGCCGGTGGCGCCGTCGCCGCAGATGCTGGTAGTCGCAAGCGGGGAATTACCAGAAGCCAAAACGCGTGAGGGAATAGCCATTTTATATCCTTTGAGTTAATGGAAAAGTCATGGCTTTCGCCATTGCATACAATAAACCGGGACCGCAGACTTCAATTACTACATCTTCCTGCGCGAATTCACGGGCAAGGTTTTGAAAGTCCCGCACCTGCTGACACATCCACGGCGCAGCCTTGTATTTTGTTTCGTGGATTGTTGCCGTTATTACGTTCTCACCGTCGTTGGATTCCTGCTTGTAAACGTGGTGCTCGCCCTCTGAGTAGCTGGAATCCATGCCAAACAGGTAGATCTGCCGATAACCCTTTAGCTTGGCCAGAATCATGGCCAACATGCCAACGGTCGTGAAACCGCCCATAAGATGCACAGGACGCTCGCGCTCGCTTTCCAGATACTCGTAGACCCCCTCGGTCTGGACATGCACTAGGTCCACTTTAAAGCCCTCTAGGGCATCAAATACGCAGGGATCACACTGGCTGGCCACGTAAAACTGGGTTTCCAGCTTGGGATTTTGCACAAACCGCACATTCTCCGGCCTGGCGTCGAGCATGACATGCCCATCAGGAACGATTCCGCGGGCAAGCAACCAATCATAGGATCCATTGACCGACCAGATCTTGGCGCCGTTCTGATGCCGGATCATTAGCTGTTGGACTGATTGGTTTAGACTTGGAGCACCCCCAACGATGCAGATGCTTTCCTGGTTAGATTCCTCACTGAAATCAAACCAAGAAAGCTGTCTTTTGCAAGACAGCTCCACATTCCCCAGCATTACGCTGGGGAGTGTGTTTCCAACAACATCTAAAACTGCATCGACCATTAGGTAATTTGGCTTTGCAGGTGCGGACGGTTAATCGTCACCGTGACCGTCGAAACGGTTGCAGCAATCGTGGTCAGGTTTGCCGAACGAGCTGCGACAACTTGCAGACCCGCAGAGGCCAGAACCTTAACGCGACCGGCAGTCGCGGACAGGAATACGGTCACTTGCGGGGTAACCGCAACTGCCGTTTTCTTGATTACCGCATTGCCAGCGATTTGATACCAGCCGAACGTGCCGGCCAGGTTAGCCGACATCGCAACCGCGACCGGGCAATCCTGAACAGCAGTATTCGGCACCAGCACCGTTTGGTAAGTCGTTGCGTTGTAAGACACCAACGAACCGACCACCGTGGAAGCCACGCCCACCAGCATGATGAACTCGCCCTCGCCAAAGGTCGGATCGTCAGCACGCACGATCTTGCCCAGGACGTTCGGCGGCGTCGGAATGACAGCAGCACTGCCACTCGAAACGCCACTAGGCGATGTTACGCCGGTATCAATTACGGCAATCTGAAGCAGACCGCTTTGATTTTCTACAATAGTATAAGCCATGATTAATTCTCCTTAAGCGATCAACACGCCGCTAAACTGCGGGCCGCTGGCGCAGAGATTGCCCGCCCAGCCGATCAGTTTAACAATTGCGTCTTGGTTAACGGCTTGCCGTTCGCCGCCAATCGGCACGAAATTCCGGTCAACGTGCGGCCGGAAGAAAATGTATTTCGTGTTCAGGAAAAACATATGATTTGCCGTTGCTGCGCTGCCGATACCGCCGTCCAGCACAACATCGGATGCCATGCCCGCGCCGTAATACTTCAGCGAAGCAAAGCCAGCACCAGCAGACGAATTGCCACTATCAGAAATGCGCTGGATCGACTGCAACGATTGCAGATACAGACGATAGTAGTTATTGTCGGCAACGATCAGATCCGGCTTGTCGGTCCCGCGGATGAGCTGAACAGCAATCGAATCCATATACTGCTGGATGTTGGAAGCAGTAACAGCAGAGCCGCCGTCAGTGGTTCCAGAGTAAGCAACAGATCGCCAGAACGAGAACGTTGCCCGGTTGATACCGCCGTAGGTGCCAGACGAAGGAGCATCTGGCACAGCAGCACCGAGTCCGGTGATGTTCTTGCCAGAGTTGCCGGTGCCGTCCAGGTAGATGTCAGAACCGATACGGTTCATCAGTTGCGCCTCGGCAACGTTCATGCGACCGTCCAGCAGGTCGATAATCGCTTCCTTGCCGCTGTTCTGAATCATCTCCAGACCGCTGATCGATACCGCGGCAGCGTACTGGGTAATGCCGTATTGAGCAGCCGAAATCGGGCTGTTCTGGCTGACGTTCAACACTTCGTAGCCGCTATAGCTGTTGGTGTTGTTGGTCGTGGTGTCGTTGTACATAACCTCTTGCAGGATGACGTTACCGCCGGAGAACGTTTTAACGTTTCCGCGTTCCTTCAGCCGGCGCAAGAGTGCGTTGTTGTTTGTTACGTTGTCGGCCAGCTCACCGCTACGACTTTGAATGTTGGTCGCAATGATGTCGCTGATCGAGCTATTGGCAAAAGCCATTTTTTAAGCTCCTAATAAAAATTAATCAGAGTCGGTCGCTTATATTGTCGAATTGTTCGGCAAGTAAAGCCCGACGATCTTGCGCTTTGGTATTCGTAACGGTTCCGGGTGTGGATCCTTTGACGCTCACCGCTGCCGCCCTTGCCCGTTTTGCAGCAGTATTTGCTGCTGCTCGTTTTGTTGCGTCCGATTCGGCTTGTCGGCCACTTTGGACAGCATCAAAAAGTTCAGGGTTTAAGCGTATTGCTTTTTCGTATGCTTCATCGAGATTGGCCGCCATGCCGCCTTGTAGAAGCTGAATCATGGCCGGTCGTGCTTCCTCGAAGTGTTCGGCCTTCTGGCTGAAATTGTTGATCTCACCCAGCAAGGCTTGATTCTGCTGCTGTTCCTGTGCCTGCTTCCAACCTTGCACCTCGCCACGAACGTTATTAAGCTCGTTTTGAAGTGCGTAAATGGTTGAATCAGTGGGCGCCAATTGTTGTTGGTCACCCATATCAGATAAATTTACGCCGTAGTTTTGTGCAAGTCTAGCAAAATATTGACGTTTTTCCTGCGGATTACTGAAGCGCAAAGCGTGATCGGCTTCCATCAGTGCCTTGACTGCACCAGGCGCGTCAATGCCCAGCCCTTGTATCGTGTTCATGTACGGGCTTAAAACCTCCTGCATTTGGTCGGCAAATTGAGCTTTTGAGATCAGCGGTTCGACACCGGCTTTCATCTCATTTTCACGCTGCCAGGCATACTCTTGGACCCGCGCCGGCGCCGCCTTCCAATCCTCGTGGTAGTCCTTCTTCCAGCTCGCCGGGGGGCGCTTCCAAAGTGGCTCCTCAACCGGCTCGGCTGGATCTGCGGCCGCCTGACCTGACTGCTTGGCATACTTGCCAGACTCATCCCGCGGCTTTTCAACCCTTGCCGGTTCAGCCCTTGCCGGTTCCGGCGCGGCCTCTGCGACTTCATCAAACTGCTGGGATAACAGATCCCGGCGGCTATCTGGGTTTTCTACCGGCACAATCTCATTTAGGTCGGACATTATTGCTCCCTGTGGGGGTTTAACTACGGGTGAAACGAATATCGTCGCGCAGCTTGGCCAGCACGCGGTTTGCCTGGTCATGCGTCATACCGGCCACCTGCTCCCTCAAAACCTCGCGCCGAGTGTCTTTTGCAACCGGCGCCCGGTTTTCCATCTTTTCGTTGCCGATCTCAATGCAGTTATGCTGCCGGAGGTGCGCCCGGTGATGGCTGCGGCTGGTAATCATCGTGCCGTCAGCCATTGATTGATAAGGCTGAATATCCGGTATGATGTCTGGCGCCACTTGTTCTCTGTATCTTCTTGATTTTTCAACCAATTTGCCGTCAACGTATATATATGTTTTTCTCATATCAGTGTCAAAACATCCTCATCGTCCATTTCAATGTGGGTATCCCAGATCCGTTGCACCCTGTCCAAATCGGCCAGCATCATGTCGTAATCAATAGCCGGTTCAGTGCTGGCCAGTTTCTCCATGAAAGGCTTGGCAATCTCTGCCGCCACCTCCGGCCTGCCTTCCACAATTCGCTCAAATGCGTAAACAATCTCAGCCTTGCGTCGGGCTGCGTCAGCAACTTCCTTTGCAAACTTCTTTTTAAGGTAGTCGCCATCATGCGTGTCAAATTCGACAATCGGGGCTACATAGTCCCAAGTCGCCGAGTCCCACGTGCCTGTGTCCCAATAACCGTCCATTACTGAACAATCTCAACTCCAACAGCTTTGCCGTCAGGACCGCGCACAATACGCTTGGGCGCCATCAGTGCAGACAGCGCCTGCTTTACCTGTTGCAGCGATTCGTCGTGCTTGTTGGCCATATCCGCGTGCAAGACGGTCACCTGGTTGAGCGCATTTGACACCCCGGCGCCCAGCTCCTGCGCCACCCGGTCGGATGCCGCCTGCGCCGCTTCCGCTGTCGGCAGATCCACGCCAGGATTCGCCCCTATGCGAGCAACCATAATTTTGGTTGCCGCCTCCAGCTCGGACTTCCAGCGATTGAAGTCATCAAGAGATTTTGCTTCCTGCGCCTTCATTTCCATTTCGTGCAGCATCTGCTGATCGGCGATCTGCGCTTTCATCTGCTCCAGTTGCATCTCAGCTTCAATCTTGTTTTGGTGCATCTGAGCATCGAGCTGCGCCTTCATCTGCGCGGCTTGCGCGTCAGCCTGCACCCGCATTTGGTCAGCCTGGGCGGT